GCTCGCCATACTGGTGGTCGAGATAGAATGACAGGTTGTCGCCTACGTAGGCGGCAAAGTCAAGGTACAGGCCTCCCAGGCTGCTCTCAGAAAAATCGCGAATACGATCTGGATAGTATGTCCTAGCATACTCTAGCAAGTTATTGCGAAGCGCATCAAAGTCCCTTGCAAGGTACTTGCGCTGCCTGACTACCTTGAGATCATCTCGCTTAAGGGTCATTGTACTCGATAAGTAGCACGAGCGTCAAATTGCATACAACGTGACCTCGAGCTTTCGATCGACGACGTTGATCGATGGAATGTTGAATGAAATGATAAGCTTGATGACTGCAGTATTGTGTCGCTGCAGGTGATCAATTGATGATTGAAAATCCTGTAAATCAATGTATGGCATCCAGCGCTGAACTGCGGTCTTAATGCGATCCATTGCCTGTGAATCAAAGTCGTCCAACGAAACCAAGTCCGTCAACAACGGACGCAAGTTAGCTCCAAAATCATAGAAGCCCAATCGTTCACCCCAGTTGGTCAGTATCAAATTTCGCAAATTATCCGTCAATGCGTCAGCGAGGTTGAAATTCATCGTTAATAGGTCATCATTTCCCAACGATAGAGGCGTCTTGATCCCAATCGGTACTGGAGTGCGAGCAAGGACGTTCGCCGCAGCATCAACTTGTGTGGTGCCAGATGATTTAAAGCTATATGATCCCATTGATCATAATTACTCAGCGATCAAACCTGTAGCTACTGCAACTGCCTTGGTAATGGTGCCTCCGGCTCCGATCATCATGCCAACGAGGTCGACGCATACTGCTGCAAGAACATTTTTCAAGTAAATCAGGATAGATGCGATCAAAAGCTTAGGAAGTATTGGAACCAATGCGATTGGCGGAATCTCGAGTAGTAGCTTAAACGCTAGTTCAAATATTGCACTAAAATCAAAAGAGATTAATTTGAGGACCAGGCCGATGTCTGGCGGTGCAATGAGCTTATTGATGATGTCAAACGGCAGCTTGATGAGTCCCAGCAACAATTTTGGGATCGTCGCTGCAGCATCTACTGCAAGACTTGGCGGAATCGCAAGTCCAAACGAAAAATCGGGCAATGATGGTAGAACGGGAGGGGTTGGCGGGATTGGCATGCTTGGAGGCATAATGTTAAGCTCAGCGAGCTTTAACAACAGCTTCGGCACAGGCATGATGCCGGCCTTGATTGCGAGGTCGGACGGCGGGATCGGAAAGCCTGATAGATTGGGCGCAAGGAGCGAAACGTCAAATAGCGGCGCAAATGGCGTGGCGCCGTTCAAGTCTAGCGCCTCCATCGTGCTGCCATACAGCAGGTCAACGATGATTTTGTAATACATTGGACACTTTGATTCATCCAGCAGGACAGTCGACATCAATGCCGCCAATGGATCGGGGTCGAACCAGAACATGTTCTCCTTCGAGAGGTTCGTCAGGTTCGGAAAATTGATGGGAATGTCTGTTGGTGGAATGGAAATCAATTCACTGAACGGTTCAAGGCCCTTTCCTTTGCCGTTGTGATTGCCGGAAACGAGCAATGCAATGACGTTGGCGACAAACGTTTTCTTTGCCTCGGGCGCCAGCTTGCCGTCCTTGATCAGACCAACGCCGGTTAGGATCTTTCCTTGGGGACCACCGCTCATTTGATCAATACCTTCGTTGCAAATTCACCGTTCAATGCACCGGTTCCTTGCGCGCCGCCCATTGTGTCAATGATTGGAGGAGGCGGCGGGACAGGCCCGGGCATTCCCGGTACGTTACCAACGCGTTGACAAAGAGGAGACAACGATGCATCGTCTCCGCCTAGGCGAATCAAGCCTGTCTCAGACGGCAAGAAGACAATGTCTCCATTGCTCTTAATCGTGATCGATGCCCACTTTGACATGTCGGTTCCAGGCTTTAGATTTCCATTGTCGTCGCGCTCTGATGCTCCTTCAACCAAGAATTGGACGTCGCTCCGCGCAATGATGCGCACCTTGTCGGTCTTGATGACGATCGCGCCGTCGCCGTTACCAACGTCCCTTAATTTTCCGTTACCCGTTTTGTCAGGTCCAGAAGACTGGTAGTCGTTGAGCTCGAAGCGCTTGTCCACAGGCACACGTTGAGAGATTAATATGCGACTGCGATCTGTCTTAAAGTCAGGATCGCCTTCTTTCTCCTGTAGTTCATTCTTACCTTTGCCAATCTCTTTATTGAGGTTGGCGCCCATGATTGTCTTATTGTCCCTAGGCTTACCTCCAGTATCAGCAGTCTGCCCACGGCCTACGACGATGTCTATCATGCCTGCACCGGCATCTGTCACGTCGTCCTTGACAGGCTTCGGAATCTTGCCTTTGTTATGATCGTCATCGTAATTAGAAATGGGTCCGGATCGATCGGTGCCCAACACGATCAAAGTATTATTGCTGCCTTCGAAAGCAATGTCAGCCGGACGCTTGCGATATCGCGGCACCGATTCATATTTGATCATCTTGCTGGCGTCGGTTTCCGTTAACAACTTTTCATAGGCTGTATCGTCGCCTGGGAGGCTCATCGTTCCGCCAATCGTGTATCGCTTGCCGTCCTTAGAATCAACTGCTCCGTTGCGGAACTCATACACCGGATCATCAGAACCCTCGAACACGTCCTTCAATCCAGGCAAAAATGATGCATCGAACTGTCTATCTGAGTGCGTATAGTTGACGTCTTCAACAAAGTTTGGTTGGACGATGCGACATATCCAGTATCCAAGTTCGTGCGTCTTTGCTGCCGGATTTTCAAACATCACCCACACGTGCTCACCTGGCTTTGCAGGCAGTGATATGTGAGGTGGAAAGAATGGATATAGGACCATTACCTTTTCAGCAGCGCCGGAGTCGGCTGTTAGCACGCGACGGGCAATGATGCTGTTGCGCGGTGCAACTGATGCATAGGAAATGTTTGCAACGCCTAGTTCGTGCTCATAGTACGACAGCTTGGCTTTATCGAGGATCAAAGGATCGCTTATTACATCAAGGATGACATATCGAAAAAAGCTGGGTAGGTGACATTCGTAGTCACCGTACACAGCACGATTTCGCATCACCTCGTCGTAGGTTCCCTCCGAGATGTGCTTGATGTCTAATTTGTCGTACTTATTGCCGGGCACGGATCAACCTCTATGTTTTTACGTACCCAACATCGCTCTCAATGATCCCTAATCTTGTTGAAGATGTCTTCGTAGTCAATATTTTCATCTTTGCTTTGTGCTTTAGCGATGAGTTCAGCGAGCTTAATCAATTGTTCGTTGGATCGAGACATTCTTTCGATATAGGCTGCGATAGTCTTACCGTGGACAGCGTGTTGGGTAGTGTCGTCTTTGCATATGCGCACCAGCTTAGCGAACATGACGTAGGAGTTTTGACGATCTGTAATTGCATTTTCGTAGATCTCTTTCCAGAGCTGGCGCTTTTTGTCGTCAAGCGATTCGATGCTATTCAATAGCTCGCTGAAGTCCCTGATCTTATCTTCAACGCTACGTTCAGTTATTTCAACAACGTCGTCAAGTATTTTTTCTTTTTCTGACATGACGTTCACTAGAATTTGAATTTAGGATCAATCTTCATACGTCGATAGTGTTTTTTGATAGACTGCATGGTAGTCGTTAGTTGTTTGGGACTAAGGCCTGACAATTCACGCATGTAAAGAAGGATTGCGCTCTTATTTAGGAGGTCAATTTCATTGATGTTCTCAAAAATTGTAATGATGCTATTAATGCACGCCAATTCATTTTCTGTCTTTACTTTGCTTCGAATTTCATAAAGCATCTCGATGATGTTTTTAGCAGTTGAAGCGATCTCAAGGATCTGATCCTGCGCAGGCACGACATTGTAATTTTCAACGATGCTTGCTTCGTGTGCTGAAAGTGCCTCAGGATCATCGAGACTGACGCTACGGCGGGTGCGTTGGCTCTTCTGTTTGGTGCGGATGATGAACCAATTTTTAGCTACAACGTTAAAGTACGAGAAGGCGTTAGTTCCTCTAGTGCAATCAAATTTGCCGATAGATTCGAACAAAAAGTTAACGCAGTCATTTTTAAGATTTTCATAAGTGTCATACAAGCTCGTGAATTTGTGAATATTGATTAGATTCTCTGCCAGCTTTTCAAAAGCTGGCAAAATTTCATTGACGTATAATCGTTCACGCTCCTTTTTATCATTGGATTTCTGGTATGCGCAAATCGCGGCCTGCGTATTAGCGTTAAAATACATGCGCGCAGCATTGTTCTTATTAGCCTTAACTTTTTCCTCGGCAGTTAATGTTTTTTCTGGCTGCGGCGAGTGGGCTTGTAACACCGGCTCAACAGCCGTGGCCGTGGATGACTGCAAATCATTAGTATGATTTTTCCTATCCTTGGACATTGTTTAATCGCCAGCGGCGTCCTTTTCTTCTCCGTATACTATGATTTGGCTTGCAATGCTCAATACCGCATTTTTTGCGCGCTTAATATCATTTAATAGGTCACGAACAATTGGCTCGTCACTGAACACAGGAATTTCAGCGGCATAAGAAATGCGAGTGTAGCATTCGTCAAGCTTATCAAGCGACTCTTCGATCGTGTCAACTAACCTTTCTCGTTGATCAAATAACTCAAGGTTCTTGCGGATAACGATGACATTAAGCCAAATCGATCCTACAAGTAAAACGATAAGCACAATGAAAAAAAACAAAATCATCCGATGAATTCCTTTAATGTTTCATCATACATTTTCGAAATACTGTTATGACTGTATTTATCTAAAATGACGCTAGAAAGTTCATTTGCCCACTGCTTAGGCGTGGAGTAACTATGACGAAACTTTAGCACTCGTTTCTTGAAGTCTTCTTCAGACGGGTATGCCCATCTAGCGCCTTTTACGAAAATTTTGCCATCAATTCTGCTCGGGTGTACTTCGCCGAGCTTATAGTAGATGCTGATGTACTTGCCATGCTTTAGAAAATCAAGATAACCTGACCAGCCAGTTGCGATTATTGGCAGGCCTGAAGCTGCAGCCTCGAGAATGGGTAGACCATAGCCCTCACCATGTGTTAGCGCAACCAATGCCTTGATCTGCGGATGCTTATAGAGGGCAGCGATCTCTGCATCATTCATATCGCCGTGCAACAGGTAAACCTTCGGATTCGGATTATTGCGGCGTGACTCCTTTACGACATTGGTCAATATGTTTTTCGTAATTCCACGATCTATCCTGCTATTTCTACCGATGTTTGTTTTAACTACGATGCCAACTTCTGGATCATCCTTGAACGCCTCGCACAACCACTTGATGCTGTAAAAAATGTTCTTACGATCGTTCTCGGGATTATTGCCTGTCAACTGACCAAAGATTAGGAAGTTAAAAGAAGTAGAGAACTGGGGCAATTCAGGCAATTGCTCAGATCGAATGGCATCGCAATACGACTCCGGGATGACAAACAACGGTCGAGTCACAGTTCCTGTATTTGTCAGCGATGCCATTGAGTGTTGCGATGGCACAACGACTGCGGTCATCCGATTGCACGCTGTAATCCATTCTGGGTTGCAGCGATCAGCCTCAACGGCAGCGGTGATGCCGATGTTGACATTAGCAATTGAGGGATCCCATTCGTTTGGGAGCTGCAGTTGGAACGAAATGTCTGCCTTGTACGTTGATGGAACAGTGCGCTTCATAATCTCGCCGACCAAGCCATCGTATAGCTCGTCGTTGAGCAACCATGGCGTATCGCCCCAAGGAAGTACCATGAATTTGACGTCAAAATCAGATCGATTGAGCAGCCAGCGCGAGATCTGACGCGCATGGACGCCGTAGCCCGATTGCGTTAATGCAGGACCTCTGAGTACGACAGTCTTCATTAGAGTTCAACCGCTTGCCAGCGGTCCTTTCCTTTCTTCCAGGTGTCTATCAACTTTGTAAGTGTACGATCCCATTCCTTGATCATGTTATCAAGGTCGTAATCCTTAAGGGCGTGTTCGCGTGCACGAGCGCCAATCCTTGCTCGTTCTTCTGGCCCCATCATGTACATTTTCATGAAGGCATTTGCCAACGTTTCGTGAGAGATAAAGTCTTCGAAAATGTACGGAATCATCTGGTTACCGACCAAGGTCCGTACTTCTGGATCAATTGCAATTCCATACTGTTCACCGGTGACGTGATCCTGCACCTGTCGCGTCAAACCGCCCGTCTTCAGGGCAATGATGGGCTTGCCGCACATCATCATTTCCAGCGTTGGGAGTCCGAAACCTTCATTGCACGACCGATTCACGATAGTGTCTGCCATGTTGTAGAGGAAGTTCATGTGTTCGAAGCCTGCACGATCTTTCGAAAACACGACGTGTTCATTCATGTGCAACATTTCAATGACGCTGTAGAGGTTTGGACCTTCCTGATCTAGCGGATCAGTGTGCATGACCAATGTCGCCTTGCGGTGTCCCTCGCGCTTTTCGAGCTCTTGAATGAACATCTTGAACGACATAATAATGTCGGATGGCATCTTGCGTCGTGCATTGCGGCTGACGTAGAGACAAACAAAATGGTCTGCACGTTCCTTGCCTAGGATCTGAACTTTCAGGCGCTCTTGATCGCCCTTCGGCAATGGAAAGTAAATGTTTTTAGGCACTGCATGTGGAATGTAGTTTGTCTTTTCTGGGAAGCGCTGGTGCACCATTTCGTAGGTGGGCCAATTGATGCAGTTAATTAAGTCTGTTGACTCATAGAGGACCCGATTGAATTCTGGCCACGGTGGGTTGTCCCACAGGTGATTGTATGCGATCGGACAGACCTGGTGAACTTCATCTTCCATTTCCCAGACCCAAATAAAAAATCTAGGGTCTGTGAACAATAATAGAACGTCTGGCTTTTCTATAGCCAGCGTCATTCTTAGCAAGTTCTTATCACCGTAGCCATTGGTTGGTTTAATAATGAAATCGTCATTAACTTTGACAATGTCATAGTTGTCGTGCCTAACTGCGCCACCAAAGCAGCGAAACGTATACTTGCCAGTAGCGATTAAGCCTTGAATTAACCAACGTGATTGGGTACCGACACCGCTTGTACTAAGCGGGTGATCTGACAACATTAAAATTTTTTTCTTTTGAACCACTTATACTCCTTCTTAATGCATAAAAGTCTCAATCAATATTCGAAAGTACGTTCACACGTTCTGCCTGTCAGAATAATACTCATTTTTATACACAGTGATAGCGTAGTAACTTTTATTGCAACACATTAATCAGTCAAAATTTAGACACAATCATCACGTGCAATAAGGCGTATTGTGATAGTCGCAGAACGTACACGATTCTCGATTCTTGATGGCAATACCGCGCTTGATGCTTGTTACCATGTTATTGATGACCTTTAGACTGCGGCTAATAGTCACATCGCCGACGGACGTAGTGACGAGTTCACAGTGCGTCCCCTTTTTCGCACTGCGCTTTAAGAGGATAAAACCGCATCGAACGTCTTTTGGATTAATTCCTGTTTTTTTGGACCAAAAGTTCTTGTAAAGAACAAGCTGCGCAGTGACCTGTGGATCTCTCTTTTTATCAGCGGTCCAACCCCAATTTGTCGTTTTCCAGTCAAGCAACCACGTTAATGTCTTACCGCGTGGTCCTTTGCACCGAATGATGCCGTCGATGAAGCCTTTGAATGCATAAGGCTTTCCTTCGATCTGTTCATAGAGGTGGTATTCAGCATCGACGTATTCCCAACCAGGAAATGTTTCCTCCAACCACGCAGGAACGTCAGAGAGAATATCTTGTGCTTCTTTGATGTATTGCTCCACGTTATCAAAGCAAAAACATTCTTTACCTTTTTTGTCGATGTATTTCAAATCTTTATTTTTCTCCCAGATCGTGCGGATCATATTGACCGCAATTTCAGGCTTCATTACACGTGTTTTGAGATAATCCTCACACGAAGCGTGAACCGCTGTACCAAAGTCAAGTAATGGATTAGGTCGACTGAGATCAATTTTTTGAACGTACTTTAGTTTATGTCGATATGAACAATCGCTCCAATCACGCATTTCTGAAAATGAAATGTGTGGTTTACCTGTCGGTAAATTCTCGTACAACGTTTTTTGTTTTGCGGCCTCTTGATCCTTAGCGCATAATTCTTCTGTCTCTTTGCAAAGATTAGGCATTACTTCTTGATAGTAAGGCGATTTTCCATGGAGTTCATTAATTTGTAGAACCCTTCACGTCGGAGCGCTTCAATTTCTTTGTTGACAGCTTGAAAGTCTCCACAACGACCCATTGAGCGTCTATATGCTGCTTCTAATCGCTGAGCAACTTGAACCAAATCCTGCTCTTTGACACCATTGAGGTAGCCAGTACGCTGCCACTTAGCAATGAGTTCAGATGTATAATCGTCTTGTTTCATGATGCATGTCCTCTAATGCAATAGAAGAATGAAATTCAAGTCAACAGTTATCTAACTAAACCT